GAAGCTATTAGCACTCACAGTTCTCCAGCCACCACTATAAAATTGAAATTTCAAATCTGCATCTGCTGTTCTAATTTGATAAGCACTACTAGAAGCACTAGCAGATGTTGCTTTGCAGATTATTTTCCCATCACCATTTGACAGACCATCTAGTTTTACCCAAAAACTAAAAGAAGCATCCGACCCATTTAATCTTAATGCACTACTGTCTTGGATTTCAATATGGTCATCTACACCATCAAAATCAATAGCATACTTGTTCTCGAAACCACTTATCTGATTACTTGAACATAAACTCTGTCCTAGCCTTAATACCTTCATTATATTACATCCTCATAGTAACAGATAGCGATTCCAGAATTTAATTGTATCGCAGTAACCTGTAAAAACAAAGTAGTTCCAGCAGCATAATCTTTCTCTTGTAAGTTTGTATAAGTAGATCCTGTAACTTCTTGTATATTTGATGCTGATATTGTTGCTATGCTACTATCAACAGGAAAATGTATTGCGTAATATTTTTTGCCTGTCATAGCTGTTGTAGAAATAACATCACATCTGTGTTTTCCTAATTGTTCTGTTAATAGTTGTTGTACGTTTTCTATTGCCATTTTTTATTTTTTTTTATTGTCCATAATATATATAGTTAGTACCACTTGGCTCTTGCCTTTGTGTGTACTTAACTTGTTCTGTTCCTGATTTGTCAGCAACATACATTTTTCCTTTCGTTACAAGCCCTTGAACTACACCGTGAGTAGGACCTACTGGTAATACATCATCCTCTGTTACAGGTGCGTTTCCTGCACTTATAGCAACTGCACCACTCCAAGCTACTTCATAGACTTCATATTTGTAATACCCTGCTGGTGTAAAGTCAACTCTGCCTGTATAAACATCAGGAGTAGCGTTATAATCAAAAACAAACTTAGTGTATCTGTCATAGATTAAATGCTCAGTAGAATAAGCATATTGTACTGACTTATCCATATCATTAGTGAATTTAACTAGATGCCTAATCTTGTCTGAACTAACTGAGGTATCTATACGATTATCCTCAGTTTGTAAGTAAGTAGTTAGGTTAGTTTGTGTGATTGCTTGTATCATCCTACTATATAATAGAAAAGTGCCGAATTTATTTGCCTTTAAAAAAGAAAAGAGGGCATAAAGCCCCCTAATCAAAGAATATATGAAAACTACTAATTATTTTAAGAGGTTGTTGGGAAAGTTCCAGCTTCATTAATAAACCCACTTTGATCCCAAGGGTTTGTAGTATAGTCCTCTAAGAAAGCAAAAGGAATTGCCTCTAAGCCATCAAAGGTAAGAGTGTAACCATTACGATCACCAAATGCAGCACCACTATCAATAGTACCTGTATTTAATTCCATTCCATTAGCCATTCCTAATGCAATAAATACATCGTGTCCATTGCTTAGTTGTTGATTTAATTGTGCAAAAATTCTTACTTTAGTTTGTCCTAAAAGTTTTATTTCGTTTTGATCCTCTTTAGTCAAACGGTTAAGTATAATGTTTACAGTTGGAGTGTAGAAAATTGTGCCATTTTCTCTTGATCCCGTAATAGTATCGGTAATACTTGCTACACCTAAAGGCATAACGTATTCATAAATCGTACTACCATTCCAATCAATCGCATCAATCTCTAACTTATGTGTTGCATCATAAGTATAAGAAACATTAGGATCAAATACTGAGAAAAATATTTTTTTTACTCCACCTGATATTCGGTTACAATCAAGCCCTCTACCCCTAGTTAAATTTGTACAAGCCATTTTATTTTATGTTTTAAAGGTTAAAGGAGTGAGAGCCTAAGCCCTCACTTCTATTAATTAGGTTAATTATGCTTGATGAACAATGTCAGCACCAACTCCTAGCTGAACACCACCAGAGTATCTAGCTACTACTCTTACGTTGTCTGAACCATCTAATAAGCTCATATCCATTAATTGGATTCTAGTTGCGTCTGATAATAAATCAGTTCCAAAGAAAAGATTAGATTTCTGTGCAGCTACTACCTGATTATCTGGGCAGCCTGGTACTACTGCGATTTTGTACCCTTCAAATACTGGCTCATAGTCACCATTCATATTGTAAGCGTTTACATATCCTAATGTAGATACTGCTGACACATAGAAAGAGTAAGTCTTAGGATTCATATAAATATGTAAATCCTCTTTTCTCAATACAGGAGATATATTAGCTGCCATATCAGCAGTTAAAGTTTGTAAGTTAGCTATGATGTTAGCCGCAGAATAAGCACCAGAAGCTGTTGAACTAACTACTGTACCATCAACTGCAAAGATACCTGTTGTTCCTGTTAAAAACCCTTCAAATTCTCCATTATTAGCTGCTGCACCACTCCATACAGAGTCCTCAGTAGCATTAGCTATGATCTCTCCCATATAAGAGATTACATAGTCCTCAAAAGATACTGGTGGCATAGCACCTGCACCTGCTCTCATTTCTAATGCTTCCCAAGAAGTAAGTAAAGTTTTCTTGCAAAGGTCAATGTTAATTTGTAGATTCTTTGGAGTTAAAACCTTTTCGGTCATAGCCAAAGTTCCGTGATCAGTAAAGTCACAAGTAGCATCTCTAACTACTGTACTTCCTGCCATTCTTTGGATGTTAGACTTATACTTAACGTTTTCCATAGTTGTTAAATAGTCTAATGATGTTGCTTGTTTAAGTGCTGCTGATACGTAGAATCCAGCTGCCTTACCAGCAAAGTTTGATGTTACATTAAATGCCATTTTTTTTAATTTTTAAGTTATTATTTTTATTTATTTAAATCGTGTAAGAATTTAGCTCTACTGTCTAACTTTCTGTAATCTTTTCTTGATAATACAGGTTTATCAGAACTAAATTTATTTGTGTTTACTGGTGCATCAGCAGGTGATTCTGCTAATTCAATTTTCAACGCTTCATTCTCAGCTTTCAATTTTTCAATTTCATCCTCTGCTGAAAATTCAACTACTTCAGTAGTCTTTATAGTTTTAGGATTTGTAGATACTTCTGGAGTTTCCTCAGACATTTCCTCAACATCATCATCACCACCAACTTTATCTCTTTTTAGGTCAGCTACCGCATCCTCTAAGTTTTTGATACGTTTCTCCATACCTTCCCAGTCATATACTGCTGCTTCATCATCTTGGTAGCCATCTTTGTCCTCATCATCTTTGCCTAATTCTACGTTTTCATCAGTAGTTTCAGTTTCAGATAATTCAGTTTCATCAGACGCTTCAACCTCTTCCTCAGTTTCTGATTCCATAACCTCAGCAACAATACCTTCAGTTTCAACTCTGAAAGATACCCCATCCTCAGTTTTGTACGTGCCTACTGGCAATAAAATAGTAGTGCCATCCTCAGTAAGAACTGAAATGTCTACTCCTGCTTCTAATTCCTCAGCAGTAGAAACGAAAATAGTGCCATCCTCGCTTTTAGATTGCCAAGCTAATTTTACTTCATTGTCTTTATTTAATCCAAGAGCAACGAGTATTTTTTCTTTTAAGTCCATAGTTTCTTTTTTAGTGTTCATTATATAATAGATTAATTTTAATTTTATTTGATTTTTGAAATTATCTCGTTCAAAGCTGTTAGTATTTCGTGGGTTGTTGGCTCACGTTCTGACATCTTTTCCATTTTATCCGCAAAGTAACCTTCAATAGATAATCCTTTTAATTCTCCATCTTTTACTTTTTGCCATAATTCGTCATTGTTTATTTTCATAGAAACCATCCACGTGCCTCTCGGTAGGTCATAACCGTAAAGTCTTGACTTGTCCATTTTAGGATCATCTATTATCCAACTCTCAGTTGTCAATACACCAGAAACTCTGTCTTGATGTTCGTAAGTTGCTTTGTGATGATTGTTATGTTTTAAATAAAGCTCAGATGATTTACGTACTGTATCAGGGCTAAAATACACATAGTATTCTGAGTCAGTATTTGGATCATATCTGAATATCTGTTTGTTAGGGATTAAGGCAGGACTAATCAACATTCTCTTTTCATCATCTACTTTAGCAAAAGTTAAATTATTCTTTTCTTTTCCAAAGTAAACAAAGTCTTGCTCTATGGCTGGTGCTGAAACTAAACTAATAGCATCAATAGCTAACTCCTCAGAATTTTCATCTATTACCAATTCTCTGATAGTTGTAACTTTATCGTAGTAGTCTTTGTTAGCAGCTTCACATTCAGCGATAGTGTCATACTCGCACTCTCCTGTGTTTCCCCATTTTACTTTTCCGTTTTCGCATTCTTTACAAGGCATATTTATATATAGATTTAATTATTATTTATTTGATTTTTATATTGTTGCTCTCCTTCTAATTGCAGCAAGTTTGTCTTGATTGTTGGTGATGTCATCACTTACTACAAAGGCTTGTACTGGCTCAGGTGCAGTTCCACCCCTTAAATCAAAAGTTCCACCCATTGTCTGGGGTGCAGGAGTTTGAGCTCCAGCACCAGGTACAGCACCACCTCCCCCACCTCCAGGAACTTGTGTTGCCATTATCTGTTTTACATTTGCTAAACCTGTTACAATAGCTGCTGCTGCTGCTGCAAATCTTGCAGGACCTACAAAAGATGGGTCTTTTAATATAGAGTTAGCTGCTGCATATGTGTCCATAACTGCTTGTGCTATTGCAAGAGCTTTATTCTCTCCTGCTAGTTTTCCTAATGCACCTGTAAGAGAGGAGTATGCACTTAATTGAGATTCTACACCACTCCAGACAATCATTTCTTTTTGTTTTTCATATTGTTGAGTGATAGCTTCAATATCCATTCCTGACTTTCTAGCCATATCTAGCTTTAGCTTGTAAGCATTTTCCAATTCCTCTAATTCTCTTTCTATACCTGACATACCTTCGGCTCTTATCTCATTTTGAGCTTCTAACAATTCTTTCTCTAAAGCTACTTGGTTTGTTTTTTGCTCTGATAATTGCCCTGTGATAGTCTCCTCTAATTCAAGCATTTTATTTTTCTCCTCTTGCAATGCAATAAAATTCTCCTCACTAGCGTTTATATTAAACTGAGCTTGTGCAGCATCTATTTGAGTTTGTACTTGCGCTCTTTGTAATTTTTGCTGTTCAGCTAAAATCTTATCAAGCTCTTTGTTAGCCTCAATTCTTTCTGCAAAAGTCTTAGTTTCATCATCTCTTATTTGCCTTTGTATTTCAGCATCTTTTAAGTATTGAGCATTTAACCTAGCAAATTCTACTGCTGCTCTGTTTGCCGCCTTAGTTGTTTCTGTGATTGCAACTGCTTGTTCTACTGTGCTTTTAGTATATTCTACTACGGCTTTGGTTACTTTATCAAGACTATTATCTACACCTGTCCAAGTATCAACCATTTCTTTCCCCGCATTTACAGCTTCATCTTTAGCTGCTGCAAATTCACCTGCAAATAAATGCCCAATAGCCTTACCTAAATGACCAATGACATCTAAAAAAGAATTAAATCTTTCAATTAAGTTATCTTTAATAGCATTTGCAAAATCATTTAGGGCATCTTTTGGGTTTTCAAATATGTCTTTAAAATAACCTACGACAGTACCAATATTGTTTTCTAAAAAACTAAATAAATCGTGAAAAGCGATTGACAAAGCATTAGTCAATGTTGTAAAAACATCTAAAACTTTTTGGTTTTTCATTAATATTTCTTGTAGCTTGACAAACAAACTTATAACAAGACCAATACCTAATGCTTTTAGTGCAACACCAAATGCCTTCACCCCTGTTGCAATAGTCTGAAACCCCTTTTTACCCTTTTTCCCTGTTGTTAACAGACCCTGTCCTAATGCAGTATTCTGATCTGTTGCCTTATCTAGACTTTTACCTAATTCATCCGTTTCTTTAGTAACTGATCCGATATTCGTTTTTACATCTAACTCTAATACCTCTTTTTTTGCCATAATTTTTATATTTTCATTTCATAAAGATGAAGCGTTGCGCTCCAACTAATATCCATATTTGCAGCTCCTGTCACTTGGATAAACATATTACCACTACTAAACGCTGCTGCACCTGCCCAACCAGTAATAGTTCCAAACTCTCCTATTTTATACGTAGTCTGATCTACTGTGTCTAAATAGATCATCCCATAAGTCTTGATTGCCTTTCTATCATTAACAGCACCACTACCAGAACTCCCTCCTGTTCTAACTCCTATTATCATAACTTCAAAAGATTCAAAATAACCAGTACCACCTCTTGGGATAATAGTTACATTAGGATCTCCATTTACAAAAAGATTAGTAGGAGTATTGCTTCTTGTAGTACCTGTCAATGTTATGATAGAGCTTTGAGCTTTACCAATAGCTTCTCCATTAAACCCTCCACCACCAAATACTATTTCACCATCTCTTGTTGCTTTTCCATAATTACCAAATATTGCTGCGTTATTTACACCATTTGCTATTTCGTTATAATCACCTATTATTATGTTGTTACGATTATCACCTTTTGTTGTGTTACTTTCACCCATTATGAAAGTATTTGTAGTATTTGCCTCTGTGGAGTTTTGTGCCCCTTTTACTATGTTCTTTTCATTGTTAATAGCTGTTTCTGTTTGCCCAGAATACATATACGCAATACAACTTCTACTAGCTGTATCATAAGTATAACCGTATGCCTCACAAGCTGCTTGATTAGGCAATACATCAGTAGTGCCATCTGTGAAAACCACTTGCCCATTTCCTAGCACTTCTTTAGGTTTTATTGTATATCCGTTTCTAAATTCCATTATGTTATTAATATAAATTCAACTGTTGACAAATCTTTTGGCTTATAATCTATTCTGTTCACTCTGTATGCTCGGTTTTTAATCATAACATAATCTGAAAACTCAAACTCTGCAATATCCCCTGCTGTCAAGTTTACTTTTAAAGTCATAGTCTTAGTATCTGGATTGTATAACTGATTGTAATAAGGAAGCCAATAATTATTAAATAAGTTGCTTGTAACTGTCTGCCCTATTGGCTGTATATACTGAGCTTCTCCAAAATTATAATCATCAGTTGTAAGAGTTGTAGGTATATCACTTAAATGTGAGAATGAAAAGAAAAGACTAGAATTTTCACTACCACCCCCATTCTGTGATGGTATGTAATAAGTTGTTGACCCCATAGTAACAGGAGATGTACCTGTATGATTATAAAGTATTCTAGGCATATTGTCAAATGTACTGGTAGTTCCATCATCATTCATAGAATAAATAGTTGGCACTATCATTTCATTAAAGCCCTGTCCTAATGGCTTAGATACTGTTGCAGCAAATGGAGTAGCCACAATTTCATCATCTCCTTCTAATAACGTCAACCCTTGCGCACTAAATACTTTACTACCATACAAATGCCCTCTAGTAGATTTTTTGTACATACGAAAAATGTAATCATCCTCCTCCTCCTCATACCTAAATATAGTGCGTTTTTTTAAGTCATTCAAAGGTGTTAATTTAATGTCTTTTAAATCTACTTTATCTGTCCAATCAAAATTAATACTTCTATCTTTTAAAGTTGTGCCTTTAGTAGTTTTAATAAATACATCTGAGTAGGTTTTTATGATTATATTAGCAGGGTCAGACTTATCTTGTAAAGTCACTAAATTAAACATAGTGAAAATACCTTTTAAAAACTCCCATTGGTTTATATCTCCTCTCAAACTGTTTAATACTGATGATGTAACAGAGCTTGTGCTTATGTTAAAAGTACACGAAGCTGTTGGTACTGTAACTGAAAAATCTTGCCTCAGCCAATTACCACTACCAGAAGGAGACCCCCCACTACCTGCAAATTCTGGGTATAATAAATCGTCTTGGTCTAATATAATCTGTATATTCCCTTGAAATGTTCTAGTGGTCATCGCTCCTATCGATTGTGATTGAACATCTATATAGGTTGTAGTTGCCGCATCATCATCATAATGCACCCACCTAAAATTAGCTATACCAAGAATAC